ATGAAAATCAACTACAACGTAACAGGTGAACAGCGCAAGGAACTGGTTAAGGCAATCGGAGTCATTATGCAGGTCAAGCCGGTATACATGAAGATGCCGACCTGCGCTTACAAAATTGGTGACATTACGGTCGATAAGGAAGGCACCCTCATCTGCGAGGACAGCGCCAAGGCCGAACGGGTTGCCCACAACCTGATCGCGGACGGTTTCATCGCCGCTGGGAACCCGGAACCAGCAGCCGAAGAAGCCGCTCCCGATGAGGATGCCAACGCGCCGGAGAGTCTCACAATTTCGATGCCAAAGAACGGCTTCACCGACGAGGCCATCGCCAACTTAAAGCTCTTGGTCGAAAGCAAAGCGACTCTCATCAAGAAGGCGCTGGGCGCGGAGAACCTGACGATTACGGTCGAGGACGACAAAATTTCCTTCCCGTGGTTCGCAGGCTTCCCCGCACCGGATGAAATCAGTGCCTACGCCAAGTTCATCGGTAAGCTTTGCGGCATGGCCAAAACCCAGAAGCGCGTCACCGCCAAGGACAAGGCGGTCGATAATGACAAGTACGCATTCCGCTGCTTCCTCCTGCGGCTGGGCTTCATCGGGGCTGAGTACAAGGCCGACCGAAAAATCCTGCTGAAGAACCTGACCGGTTCCGCCGCTTTCAAAGGAGGCGCTTCCGATGCTGATGAATAAAACGCTGCTGGCACTCCTCCGGAAAACCTACCCGGCAGGGACCCGCGTGGAGCTTGTGCGGATGGACGACGTGCAGGCTCCGCCCATCGGCACAAAAGGAACCGTGTACGGCGTTGACGATACCGGTTCCATTCTGGTGAATTGGGACAACGGCTCCGGCCTGAACGTGGTCTATGGTATCGATTCCTGTCGGAAGGTCGGTGGTCGCCATGACTGAGAAGGTCAAAGAGCAGATTCTCGCCATCCGCGATATCGGCGAAACGAACATGTTCGATACCGTCCGCGTCCAGCGCATAGCATATGATCGTGGTTTCTATAAACTGGTCCTCTTTCTGGATGAGCACAAAAAGGAGTACGCCCGCTTCATCATGACCGGTGAGTAATACACACTTTCTCGCGCCAAGGTTTGTGTACTATATATTGCCTGAATCGCTTGATATTACAAGGCTTCAGAGTGATATATGTACATACCAAAGCGAAAGGGGTACACCACAATGACCGAAAAACAGATGAAACAAATCCAGAACCAACTTCCGAAAGGCGAAAAAATCAACCGCTGCTACAGAGCCTTTGAGGGCGACATCCGGGTGATCACCCGCAAACCAGACGGCAGCGAGGTTCGCTACATCGTGAGCTTCGACGCCGACGACAACGCGACAATCAAGGAATTTTAAGGAGGCGGCAACCATGTGGTCAGAAGGAAGCATCCAGCTCGGTAGCGACATTTTCCACTACTGGGTCAAGCACTACGACGAGGGTTCGCAGTACGGCATCGACGAGGGCCACATTTCCAAGCTGACGCTGAAGCGGAACGGCAAGACGGTTTGCAACTATGACCGGGGCTGGGACATCGAGCCCGCCGACGAAAGCACCGCGACCGCGCTTGCCATCCTGATGAAGGATTACAACTGAACGCAGCCAGGAGTCTGGGCCGGAAGGCCCTGTCTCTCGTTATCTATAGATTCTTGCAAGGCTGCTCCGGCAGTCTTTTTTCATGCCCACTGAAAGGAGGCGACGGCATATACGGAAGCTCAGAAAATACAAACCAACCAGGTTCATGGCAAAGGATTCCTATTACGACAAGAATCTCGCCGATTATGCCGTCAGTTTCATTGAAAGCCTGCGGCACACCAAGGGCCAGTGGTACCGGGAACCGTTCGAGCTAATCGACTGGCAGGAACAGATTGTCCGGGATGTGTTCGGTGTTCTGAAGCCCAACGGCTATCGACAGTTCAACACCGCCTATGTGGAAATCCCGAAGAAGATGGGCAAAAGCGAACTGGCTGCGGCTATCGCGCTGCTGCTTACCTGCGGTGACGGTGAGGAGCGTGCCGAAGTCTATGGCTGCGCGGCCGATCACAATCAGGCATCCATTGTTTTCAATGTCGCCGCCGATATGGTCCGCATGTGTCCGGCACTCTCAAAGAGGGTGAAAATTCTCGACTCCAAGAAGCGCCTCGTCTACCAGCCGACCAGCAGCTTTTATCAGGTACTCTCGGCGGACGTGGCAAACAAGCACGGTTTCAACACTCATGGCGTTATCTTTGACGAACTGCACACCCAACCGAACCGGAAGCTCTACGACGTCATGACGAAAGGCAGCGGTGACGCGAGAATGCAGCCGCTGTATTTTCTCATCACAACGGCCGGGGACAACCAGAACAGCATCTGCTGGGAAGTCCATGAAAAAGCAAAGGACATCATTAAAGGCCGGAAGCACGACTCCACATTTTATCCGGTTATTTACGGGGCCGGTCCGGATGATGACTGGACGGACCCGAAGGTATGGAAAAAAGCAAACCCGTCGCTTGGCATCACGGTCGGTATTGACAAGGTCCGCGACGCTTGCGAATCGGCCCGGCAAAATCCCGCCGAAGAGAACGCTTTCCGCCAGCTTCGCCTGAACCAGTGGGTAAAGCAGTCTATTCGCTGGATGCCGATGGAAAAATGGGACGCCTGCGCTTTCCCAGTCGACCCGAAGTCGCTGGAGGGCCGCGTCTGCTACGGCGGCTTGGACCTCTCCTCCACTACGGATATCACGGCGTTCGTGCTGGTGTTTCCTCCGGAGGACGAGGAGGACAAATACAACATCCTGCCGTTCTTCTGGATACCGGAGGAAAATGTGGATATCCGGGTCAAACGGGACCATGTCAACTATGATCTCTGGAGAAAGCAGGGGTATCTGCAGACGACCGAAGGCAACGTGGTCCACTACGGCTTCATTGAGAGTTTTATTGAGGAGCTTGGCACCCGGTACAACATTCGGGAGATCGCCTTCGACCGCTGGGGCGCGACGCAGATGGTTCAGAACCTTGAGGGCCTCGGCTTCACTGTTGTTCCCTTCGGACAGGGCTTCAAGGACATGTCGCCGCCGACCAAAGAGCTCATGCGGCTGACGCTGGCCGGGCAGCTCGCGCATGGCGGCCACCCGGTGCTCCGCTGGATGATGGACAACATCTTCATTCGCACGGACCCGGCCGGGAACATCAAACCGGACAAGGAAAAATCAACGGAGAAGATCGACGGCGCGGTCGCCATGATCATGGCTCTCGACCGGGCAATAAGAAATGGGTACAATGAAAATACATCAATCTATGATGAAAGAGGACTCTTTATCTTGTAAGAGGTGATATAATATTCTCACTATTAAGCTGAGAAGGAGAGATTGGAAATGCTGATTTTTAACAGCAAATTTCCTAATTACGTAACGGAGCAATATTCTGATTATGTTCTTATCCGCTTTTTTCCCTCCGAAGAAAGAATGCGTTTTTTCCTATCTGGAAATTTGTATATGAATCCTCCACACTATTATCATAACAAGATGATGGGCGAGGGTATATATGATATGATGGAAGGCGCTAAACTTTCAGTTCTTGGAGCCGGTAAAAAGGGAATGCCCAAAGTAGAATTTGGGGAAATAGATGGAAAGATTTGCACTACTATTAAATATCTTAAGCCCGATGAAATACCGAGAGATTATAAAGAACCTCATTTTATTTATTGGCCTAACGGACCCAAAAAGCAAAATATTCTCTGTCTATACTCGCTCTGGATTGATGGCAAGAATCGAAGATTCATGGATATTAATAGAGATATGATTCGTAATTTTGGTGACTATGGAGTAGTAATAGCAAACCGTATCGAGTTTTTAAATAGAATAGGCAAGGCTGTACAGCAAAACAGTGCTATAAATTCATCTGAATGTGGATTTGTTACATATCTGACGGATGAAGAAGTTCGAGGAATTGTAGATTGGAATCCGTTTAAAAAACGAGCAGCCGGATATTCATACCAGAATGAGTTCCGAGTATGCATACAAAAAGACAGTGAAGGTCCATACACTCTCAATTTGGGGGCTTCCTTAGAAGGCATTGCATTGCCAATAAATACTGAGCGCTTTTTTAACACGCTTCAGTTTTTAGATGATAATACGATCAGATTTGAGGATATGACTTAAGACAATAAATTTGATAAGCATCTGCCCAATTTGGGGTAGGTGCTTTTTTCATGCTATTTTTAAGGAGGCACAGCCATGTTCCACTTCAAAAAGCATTCCCGCAAGGCAAGAGACAAGCCTAAGGATTACTACACTGGCACAGATTTTCGATACCTTTTCGGCCCGACGACGAGCGGCAAGAACGTCAATGAGTTCACGGCAATGCAGACAACGGCGGTTTACTCCTGCGTTCGCATCCTGTCGGAAGCCATTGCTTCTCTGCCGCTCAATTTATACCGTTACAAGAGCGACGGCGGCAAGGAGCGTGTGTATGACCACCCGCTCTATCACATCCTACATGATGAACCGAACCCGGAAATGACGTCGTTCGTATTCCGCGAAACGTTGATGAGCCATCTGCTCATCTGGGGCAACGCCTACGCGCAGATCATCCGGGACGGAGCTGGGCGCGTCGTGGCACTTTATCCGCTGCTGCCAGACAAGATGCAGGTCGACCGGGACGAACACGGCGAGCTCTACTACCTGTACACAAAAAGCAGCGATGAAAACCCGAACGTGAAGCAATATGGTCAAGTCCGCCTCTCGCGGTACGATGTGCTGCATATTCCTGGGCTGGGTTTCGATGGTCTCGTCGGCTACTCGCCGATCGCGATGGCCAAGAACGCGGTCGGCATTTCGCTGGCCTGCGAGGAATACGGTGCCAGCTTCTTTGCCAACGGAGCCAACCCCAGCGGCGTACTGGAGCATCCGGGTATTCTGAAGGACCCATGGAATGAGATTTATCGCGGTTCTGGCAACGCTCACAAGATTGCCGTTTTGGAGGAAGGCATGAAATACACGCCGATCTCCATTTCACCGGAGGAAGCGCAGTTTCTGGAAACGCGGAAATTTCAGATTGACGAGATCGCGCGGCTCTATCGCATCCCGCCGCACATGGTGGGTGACCTCGAAAAATCCAGTTTCTCCAACATTGAGCAGCAGTCGCTGGAATTCGTGAAATACACGCTCGACCCATGGGTAATCCGCTGGGAGCAGAGCCTGATGCGTTCGCTGTTCACTCCTGCGGAAAAGCAGCAGTATTTCATCAAACTGAATGTGGACGGGCTGCAGCGCGGCGATTACCAGAGCCGCATGAACGGCTACGCAACAGGAAGGCAGAATGGCTGGCTCTCCGCCAATGATATCCGGGAATTGGAGGACCTGAATCCCATCCCGGCTGAGGAAGGCGGCGATCTGTATCTTATCAACGGCAACATGACCAAATTGAAAGACGCCGGGATCTTCGCAGCGTCCACAAAAGCGGGCGGCGATAAACCGGATCAAGGAGGTAAAAACACATGAAAAAAAAGTTCTGGAATTGGGTAAAGAACGACGGTGCCGACGAATTCGGCAGCGAACGCACGCTCTACTTAAACGGCGAGATCAGCGATGAAACCTGGTACGGCGATGAAGTCACCCCGCAGATGTTCAAAGACGAACTGAACGCCGGGAGCGGCGACATTACCCTCTGGATCAACTCGCCGGGCGGTGACTGCTTCGCGGCGGCGCAGATCTACAACCTGCTCATGGATTATAAGGGCAACGTCACAGTCAAAATCGACGGGCTTGCGGCCTCGGCCGCTTCTGTCATCGCAATGGCGGGCACAAAAGTATGTATGTCGCCGGTAGCCATGCTGATGATTCACAACCCCGCGACTGTGGCAATCGGCGACGAAGGCGAAATGCAGAAGGCCATCGACATGCTCGCGGAGGTCAAGGAAAGCATCATGAATGCCTACGAGATCAAGACGGGCCTTTCCCGCACGGTGATTTCGCATCTTATGGACGCGGAATCGTGGTTCAACGCCAAAAAGGCCGTGGAGCTTCACTTCGCTGACGAGATTCTGTTCTCACCGGAGGAACAGAAAGAAGCGCCTGACGATGTGGATGCTATGCTGTTCTCCCGCGCGGCGGTCACTAATTCTCTGCTTTCCAAGCTCATCCCGAAAAAGCCGGAAAAACAGCCTGCACCCAAAGTACCTATTTCACAACTTGATAAAAGACTGAGCCTGCTGGCTCACTAATTTGAGGAGGATTTTACTATGAATCAGATTCTGAAACTCAGAGAAAAAAGAGCAAAGGCATGGGAAGCGGCGAAAGCGTTTCTCGACGCCAAACGCGGCGCGGACGGTTTGATCTCCGCCGAGGACTCCGCAACGTATGACAAGATGGAAGCTGAAGTAATTAATCTTGGCAAAGAAATTGACCGTCTGGAGCGTCAGGACGAGATTGACGCGGAACTTGCAAAGCCGACCTCGCAGCCCATCACCAACCAGCCCGGTAAAAACGGCGCTGAAGCAAAAACAGGGCGCGCATCCGATGCCTATAAAAAAGCATTCTGGAGCAGCATCCGCAAAAGCAACTTCTATGACGTGAGCAACGACCTTTCTGTGGGCACGGACGCAAAAGGCGGCTATCTGGTGCCGGATGAGTTTGAGCAGCAGTTGATTGATAAGTTGCAGGAGCAGAATTTCATGCGCACCCTCGCAACCATCATCCAGACGGCCAGCGGCGACCGCAAAATCCCGATTGTTACCGGGCACGGCGAAGCGAGCTGGATGGATGAGAACGGCCTTTATCCGGAAAGCGACGACGCGTTCGGGCAGGCAACCATCGGCGCGTTCAAACTGGGAACCATCATCAAAATTTCCGATGAGCTTCTGAACGACAGTGTTTTCAATCTGGAAGGCTACATTGCAAACGAGTTTGCCCGCCGAATCGGTACAAAGGAGGAGGAAGCCTTTCTCATTGGTGACGGAAGCAGCAAACCCACCGGGCTGTTAACCAGTGCAGGAATCGGTGTTACCGTTGCCAGTGCTTCTATTACATTCGATGATGTAATGGATCTTTATCATTCCCTGCGCACTCCTTACCGTAGAAACGCGGCCTGGATTCTGAATGATTCCACTGTGAAAGCATTGCGCAAACTAAAAGACAGCAACGGCAACTATATCTGGCAGCCGTCAATCCAAATGGGGCAGCCGGATATGATTCTCAGCCGTCCTTACTACACCAGCACTTTTGTTCCGGAGATCGCGGCCGGAAATAAAGTCATGGTTTTCGGTGATTACAGCTACTACTGGATTGCGGACAGACAGGGCCGATCTTTTCAGCGTCTGAACGAGCTTTATGCCGCAAATGGTCAGGTTGGTTTTCTTGCCAGCCAGCGTGTAGATGGAAAGCTGGTTCTTCCTGAAGCGGTCAAAACACTTGCCATCAAAGGCGCGGGAGCGTAAGTCAATGCTGATTACACTGGATGAAGCAAAACTTTATCTGCACATTGACTCTGCGGATGAAGACTCTGTGATAACGGGATTTATTGAAACAGCAGAGAAGTTGTGTATGGACATTGCGCGTGTAGA